AGAAAAAGATTATTCTTTCTTCTCCTTCATTTAAGTTTGAATACATGTATAAGCTATTTAAAAAATATGAAGCACTTATTTTCAAAGAAGATGACTCTCAAATTGAAGAAGAAGATGATGAAGATCTAAGTGACAATGCTTATAGATTAATAATGCAATTAAGTTATGACTGTGCGCCAAAAAGATTATACGACCAAAACTTATTAAAACAAGCAAAGGCAACCATGTCTGAAATGCAGTTCATGAGAGAGTTTGGCGCTCAGTTTGTTGACGAAAGCGATGGATATTTTAGGCTTTCTAAAATGGCTGCTTGCACTATTATGGATGGAGAGTTTCCAGCGGTTGAGATTGCAGGTAATTCATCAGACGAGTATATTATTTCTTTCGACCCCAACTGGGCTGGCAATTCTAGTGCTGACCATTTTGCAATGCATGTATTCAAGGTGGATAGAGAGTCAGAAAAGGGATGCTTAGTTCATTCTTATGCAATTGCTGGAGTTGATTTAAAAGAGCATATGTTTTATTTCCATTATTTATTAACTCATTTCAATATAGTTGGTATTTGCGGAGACTATAACGGGGGCGTTCAATTTATACAATCTTGTAACGAAAGTAAATTATTTCAGGATTCTAAAATATTTATTAACGTTATGGAAGTCGATTTCGACAAACCAGAACTGTATTTAGATGACCTTAGAGAGTTTAAGAATCAATATAATAGAAAAGAAAAAAAATATTGTATTCTTAGAAAACCATCTTCAAACTGGATTAGGGAAGCAAACGAAATGTTACAGGCAGCAATCGACCACAAAAGAATTCTTTTTGGCGCTCGCGCTTTAGACTCTCATTTCGAAGAACAGAGAAAGAAAAACATACCAATAGATAATTTGAAATGGGATTTGGGCATCCAAAGATCTTCTCAAGGAGCTATGATGATTGATTTCATAGATCATCAAAAAAGTATAATCGAACTTACAAAGTCGGAATGTGCCAATATCGAAGTTGCATCTAATCCGCAAGGAAGTCAGTCATTTCAACTTCCTCAAAACTTTCGAAGACAAAAAGGACCAAATAGAGCAAGAAAAGATTCTTATTCTGCTTTGGTTTTAGGCAATTGGTTTTTAAAAATATTTTTCGATGCACAAAATACCAAGGAAGTAAAAAAACAAACTAGCACTTTTACTCCTTTTATAATTTGAAAGTTTAAAAGTCAACTTTATAAAGTTAGTGTAACATTTATATATGTCGGAAAAACGCAAATATCAAAAAAGATCAGATTATTGGAGTAAGTTTCAAAAGGCAGAAAGCTCTTCTTTAGAATTGTTTTCAAAACCGACAGATTTTTCTCCAGAGCTTATTGGCGAAAGTTATTACGAATCCAATGCAAGTTGTGGCACAAAAATAGGTACAGAGTATAGAAAAAATTCTGTTTCCAAAAACCCAACCAAAGATAGGTTTAAAAATATCTATGATGGAGTTTTGCCTTACGATTATTCTGCTGACTTTGTGGATGTTCATGATGCAATCGAACTTTGTCAAAAAGCTTATTTCAATATTCCAGCATTCAGAAGCACTGTTGATCTTTTATCAGAATTTGCGGATTCAGATATTTACTTGGAAGGTGGAAATGGTAAATCGAGAGCATTTATTGAAGCTTGGTTTAGAAGAATAAAAATTCATGACGTAAAAGCCCAATATTTTAGAGAATACTACAGATCTGGTAACGTTTTCTTTTATACGCTTGAGTCGAAAATAAAAAACTCAGCAGAAAGCTTGATAGAATCTTACGGCGCTGTAAATACACGTTCTGAAATTCCTATTAAATATGTTCTTCTTAACCCTGTAGATATTGGAGCGAAAGGAGCTATTTCTTTTGGAGATTTTGAATATGTAAAAATTTTAACACCATTTGAAGTTGCAAGATTAAAAAATCCAAACAATCAATATGAAAAAGAATTGAGGACTTCTTTACCTAAAGATGTTCTTGAAGGAATTGACAGAGGTGCAAGAAATACCTCAGATAAGATTTACTTAAAAATAGATTCAAAATCTTTAAATCCTATTTTTGCAAAAAAACAAGATTACGAACCTCTTTCCATTCCAGCATTATTTGCTGTTTTGGACGACATGAATAAAAAGATTGAACTTAAAAAAATAGATCAAGCTATAGCACGTTCTATTGAAAATGTTGTTCTACTTGTAACGATGGGTGCAGAGCCAGATAAAGGAGGAATAAATGATAAGAATATTAGGGCGATGCAAGAGATTTTTAAAAACCAAAGCGTTGGCAGAGTATTAGTTTCCGACTATACCACAAAAGCTGAATTCGTTATTCCTGATCTCAAAAAGGTTATGGGCAAGGAGAAATACGAAATTTTAAATAAAGATATCGAAGAAGGTTTGCAAAACATTTTAATTGGAGAAAGCAAATATGCAGACACAAAATTAAAATTAAAGATTTTCATGAATCGTTTGGAAGAATCAAGAAACCTTTTCTTAAAAGAATTTCTTCAACCAGAAATTAAAAGAATTTGCAAAAGTCTTGGTATGCGTTCTTTTCCAACAGTTAAGTTTGTGAAAACTGATACTTTAGATGATTCTGATTTACAGAAACTTGTTACTCGTATGATGGAATTAGGTTTACTTACTCCAGAGCAAGGTCTTAAAACTATCAGAACTGGTATCTTCCCAAATGAAACTGATCTTGTTCCAGCACAAAAAGATTATTTGGAAAATAGAAAAGAGGGCTACTATATGCCTTTGGTTAATAGCATTAATCTTCATAAAGAAGACGATGAAGCTAAACAACAAAATTTTGAAAACAAAATGGTTGTTGAACAAAAGAAAACTACAAGTGATTTAGCAAAAAATACAATTACTCCTTCTCCAGTAGGTACTCCAAAAACAGCTACGTCTTCGCCTTCTTCTGGAGGAAGACCACTAGGTAAATCTAATGCTACATTCTCAAAGAAAAGCATTCTTTCTACAACAAAAGAAATAAATGAATTTGAGCTTAAAACATTTGCAGCCTTTTCTGAAAAATACGGAGTTGAGAAAATGGAAAAAGACAAAGAGTTAATCTCTAGAGTTTCAGAATCAATTATTGTTGCAAAGGAAAAAGAAGAATGGGATGAGACTTTATCTAAAATTGTTGAAGATTTTGATCACTTGTCTGAATTAAATATTTCTACAGAAGTGCTTGATGTTGGAGCAAAACATCAATTAGATGATCTTGCCGCAGCAATTTTATATCACTCTACTAAAAATTCTGTGTAACAAGAGCATATGTCCAAAAAAGAAACCTTTGAAGATTTTTTAAAATCAGAATTTTCAGGCTCGATCAGAGTTATAACTGATACTGAATTTGATGATTTTGGTGTTTCCAAAGGATCTTTTGTTGCAAAAGCTAAATCTCTTCTTCCAGATGATTTTGATCCTTCTCAAAATATGGATATTCTTCCAGTTGTTTTCAATTTAGCCAAGGTTAATGAATTCAATAAAAATGGTGATGGAATATCTACAGCAGATGCTATTAACATGGTTAAAAGATTTGCTAACAAGCCAATAAATATTGAACATAAAAAAGCTAAAATTGTTGGACATATAATCAATGCTTCCTTTTCAGACAAAGAGCCAGATTTTAAAGAAAACGATATAGAGTCATTTAAAGATAGAACAGATCCTTTTTTTATTAATGCTGCTGGAGTTATTTATGGTCATATTTATCCGAAGTTATCTTCTTTGATATCTGAGTCTTCTGACGAAGAGAATGAAACATATCAGTCAATATCGACAAGTTGGGAATTGGCTTTTAAAGATTGGGCGGTAGCCAAAGGTTCTTTGAAATTAGAAGATTGCGAAATCATTTCTGATAAAGAAGAAATGCTAAAATATAAAAAATATATTAAAAAGTTTGGTGGTAAGGGAGTTGACGAAAAAGGAATTCCTATAAATAGACTTATTGTTGGAAACACAATTCCACTAGGTGGAGCATTAACTTATAATCCAGCAGCAGGAGTCAAAGGTGTTTATTTATTAGATGAAGAACTCACTAATGAACAAGACGACAACGAAGAAGAAAACGAAGACGAAAACGAAAGTAAGGAAATTCAAGAAGATCAATTTGAAGAAAATGAAGAAAATAATTCATCTAATTTAAATTTAATTAATGAAAAAAATTCCCTAATTACAAAAAACATTGTAAAGATTAAAAAATTCAAGGATATATTAAATATGAACGATAAACAATTCGAACAATTTCTTCAAAAGATGGAGCAAAGCATTGCTTCAGTAACTGGAGAAGAAAGTCAAGCAAAATCCATTGGTGTAATTTTTAAAGACGCTTTGCTTGAGCAAGGAGAGTCTTGGAAGTCACAAGTCCAAGCAGAAAAAGAAGCAAAAGAAAAGCTTAAAACCGAAATGGAAGAGCTTAAAGCCTCCTTCGAAGATTCGAAAAAAGAACTTGATGCAATCAAAGCAGAAATGGAAACAAAAGCTGCTGTTGAACTTTTCAATTCTCGCATGAATTTCCTTGAAGACAAATTTGAATTTTCCGAAAAAGAACTTGAATTTGTTGTTGCCGAAGTCAAAGGACTTGGCTCAGAAGAAGTAAATTTTGAAACCTATAAAGAAAAAGTATCTACTCTTTTCTCACATAAATTAAAAGAAGTAATCGCCTCTCAGAAAAAAGAGGTGGAAGCAAAAATCGAAGAAGAAGTTGCAAAACGCCTTTCTGAAAAAACAGAAACTTCTAATGCTTCCGTAGTAGACGAAGAAAAAGTAGAAGCTACAGATGAAGAAAAAGACTTGGAAACCGAAGAAGCAAAAGCTAACGTTATTAATAATAACGCCCAGTCAAGCACAGAGGAGTCCTTGATTCAAAAACTAAAGCAGAGTTTTTCTGTCGAAGTGACCAACTAATAAAAAAATATAAATATTATGTCCAATACAATTACAAGAATGCTACCATTCCGTCAGATCAACGAGAACGATGTTATCAACATGTTTTCTCTTGATACTATCACAGGAGAGGCTGGATCACTTGTCAAGATTAGCTCTGCCAACCTTGATTTAGATCCTGTTAATCTTATCGAACGTGCCGATTCACTCGGTTTCCAAAACTATTTGGGTAATGCTTCGTCATTATATCCAGAAGTTCCTTATAAAGTAACGAAAGTTGCGAACACTGGAGAGCGCCCAATTGGTATTCTCTTGAAAGATGTTCGTTCAGTTGATGAAAACGGTGAGAATCTTCAATATTATCCACGCAAGAAAGAAGAACTTCAATGCGTTCTCTCTGGAGAAGCTGTGCCTATCGCTACTCGCGGTATCTTTATGCTTAACTCAAGAGCGCTTGCTGGTGGACTCGCTCCTGCAATCAACTCTTATGCAATTCCTTCTGCAAACGGAACTTTGACAGGTGTTGCCGCAGCTTCCGCAACAGCAACTCAAAAAGAGTATGCAGTTGGTAAATTCATCGCAACTGGTTCTCGCGCATCTCAACAAGATACCGACGAATACGCTGGTGTGTATGCAGTCCTTAAACTTGAACTCTAATAAGAAACAGATAAATGAAAATTACTATTAACAGAACAGAAGACCAACTTGCTTTGGTAAAGGCAATGGGAAGCAACAACCGCGAAGAGGCTTACGAGGCTCAAGCTGCGGTTGCTGAACTCATGAGTCCAGTCATCAACGAGGTAATCAATAACGCGCAATCTATTGGAAATCTTTTCTCCACCATGACTTTTGGTGCAGATGATAATCCTTCGATTCCTCTCGACTTGTTTTATGATATCACTGATGAAGATTTCATCACTGTATATTCACAGCAAGTAGCTGGTGGACTTCCTTACAGCCAAGTATTCCCTGCACACAACGAACTCAAGTTCTCTACCTACACTCTTGACAGTGCTTTCGCATTCGACAAGAAGTATGTTCGTAAGAGCCGCTTGGATGTTGTCAGTAAAACATTTACTCGTATGGCACAAGAGATTCTCCTTAAACAAGAGAAAACAGCATTCAACGTTCTTGCCGCTGCACTTGTCCGTGGTAACACCAAAATTGGTGCTGGTTCTTCTGCTTTCGGCAACCACATCATTGGTTCAACTACTGAAAACCAATTCACATTGGACGACTTCAATCGTCTCATCACTCGTTGCAAACGCATCAGTGCTTCCTTCTCTGGAGGAACTCCTGTTGGTGGAGCAAAAGTTGGTGTTACCGATATGATGGTTTCTCCAGAAATGATCCAAGAACTTCGTGCAATGGCTTATCAGCCAATCAACACTCGTCAAGCACCTTCTGGTGTCTCTTCGATTGCAGGAACAGAAGAATTCCGTAATCAGCTTTATTCTGCTGCTGGACTTCCTTCTTTCTATGGAATCAACATGATTGAGATTCTTGAGCTTGGCGTAGGTCAACGCTTCAACAAAATCTTTGATGCTGTTGTAACTGCAAACGGTGCTACCGTCATTGGTGGTGGTAACTCTGGTACGTTCGTACAAGCAGACGACGAAATCCTTATCGGTATCGACCGTTCACGTGAGTCATTGGTTCGCCCAGTGGTTCTTGATGAAGATTCTTCAGCAGAATTCTCCATCATGGTTGACGACCAGTTCACCGTTCGCCAAAACAAAGTTGGCTACTACGGTAAACTTGAAGAAGGTAGAGTTTGCCTTGACGACCGTGCTTTAGTAGGTATTGTTGTCTAATTCATGAAATAAAATTAGAGCCGCTCCGAAAGGGGTGGCTCTTTTTTTTTGATTTTTTTAATTTAGAATATATCATTATATATGAACAATCAATTTGATCCAGCTAAATACGAAGAAGAAATCTTAAAACACGAAAAAAAATCTCCATCTAAAAATTTAGATATTTCTACTTTTGAAGAATTCGAAGTAACTGATGGCAAAAATAGGGACGAAGAAGATATTCAAAAAATTAAAGATTTAGAAGAAGTTCTTGGTCTTAGACAATTTAACCCTTATGGTACTTTAAATAGAGATATTTTTGAAGAGAAAATTGGAGATATGACAATGACTGATATGCAAAATTTAGCCATGCAAATCGGCTTTCCTCCAAGTAGAGATAGACATGCTTTAAAAAAAGGATTGAAGAAAAGTTTTGATACTTTTTTGAAACAACATAGTGTTGGAGCAGTCTTTCAACCTCAACCACTTTTTGATCAGAAT